CAAGTCTATCTGCCTCTTGCTCTACCTCTTGTAGAGTCCTGTGGAATGTTTGGATCGGGGGTTTCCCATCCATCAACCCTACAACGCAATACCATCCGTCTTCCTGTGGTACTACGCTCCGTAGCAATTCAATATCCGCCATTGTGAATCCATTCGCCGTCAAAATAGAAAGGGGGCAACAGGGGTCGACGGGAACCCTATTCGCTCCGTCGAGCTAGTTGCCCCCGAAACTTATAGAACGCGATCTAAAAAGTCGCGAATGGTTTTTTCGTGAGTTTTGTTCGGTGGATGTATTCCAACAAACCAGTTGTAAACAGTTTGTTTAGACACATCGAAGAACGCCATCACGTCGGTTACCGGGATGTCTTTGGCGATGCAGTACCGCCCAAGACGCACCCCGACACACTTACCATCCGCATCTCTATTGAGGCGTACAGTTTGCAGTGTGTAACCCTTCATTACTTGTCATCTCCCCACTCATCCATCATTGCGGACAGCCCCAATTTCTGCTTGGGGGCTTCGTCCTTGGGCTTCTCCGCCCGCTTCGTAGGTGGCGCAATCTCAGCGGCGGCGGAGCCGGGAGGTGCAACCAACTTGGGAAGTGCAGGCGCATCAGACTTCTTGGTGAAGTTGAGCTTGCCAGCATTGATGGCAATCATAGTTTCGCCTTGGGCTACGGCGGTGTCGTAGCTGTCTTTATCAAGGAACTCGGACCGATTGAACACCAGCTTGGGGAAATCGCTGTCGGTGTCAAAGGTCAGCCGGGTAGATAGCATGTTCAGGTTATAGCCTGACTGCGCCACATACTTGGCGTATTGCAGGAACGGCATGTGGTCAACATCGCCCTGACCAAACAATGACTTCTGGGGCAGAATCAACTGGTAGATGTCACCGCCAATGTTCTTGCTCAACACAACAGCCAGACGCATGGAGTAACGGCATGCGGCGCGGCCAGCACCAGCCGAACCTTTGATGGCTTGGGGGCACTCTTTGCAGTGTGAGTGCTGTGGGTCGGCGGCATCAGCGTCAGGGCGCTCACCATCGCTGGACCAGCAATCAGGCACGGAGGTCTCATCGGGGTTGTACTCAGCGGCGTAGTAAGACTTCTGCACTGTGCGACTACCGTTGACAATGACAACATCCATGGATGGGTCGGTGTTCTTGGCAATCTCTTTGCCTCCGTCAACCAAACGGAAGACACGCCCGCGCAGGGTGATGCGCTTCATGCTACCGCCAGAGTTGGCAAAGGATTTGGTGAAGTCGTCCAGCTTAACGTTTTGTAAGTGGGCGGGCAGGTTCTCATTGAAAGTGGAAACATTGGACATGGTTTTTCTCCTTGATTAAACAGATGACTTACGGCGAACGACCACCGTATAACGACTATCGACATTCAGACCAGCGGGGTACTCATCTGGATGTTCCTCTAAAAACGTGCTCATGTTTTGGTCATGCACACGCTTAAACAAAAGGCCGTAAGCCTTGTGTTTGTCAACCAACTGATAGATGGCTTCCCAGTTGGTCGGGTTGTACCGCTTAGTAACGCGGCGCATTACTACGGCTGAGTCGGTTGACATGCTACTGGTCTGTGCCGCGTTGAGCACATCCAGAAGTTGAGACTCAATGGCATCCATCTGCGCCGTGAGTTCTCCATCAGTGGCGTTGAATTTCTCTTTGAGTATCTCTCGCTCGGTACGCAGTTTGATGTACTGCTCCGACAGCTTATCCACGGAAGTGATTTCCATTTTTTTCTCCTGAAGTGAAAGATTAGTATAGGGCTTATTTAGACTTTGTCAAGTCTCTTCAAGCTCTTTTTTGTACAAATCCACAATTTTTTCGTGGTTCGTAATGTTGTTTTGCAACATCATGTACAGCTTGCGCTCAATAGGACTACCTTCGATGTGCACCACTGTCATTGTGTTGCGTTGACCGGGCCGATCAATGCGAGCATTGGCCTGAAGGTACGTCTCAGTTGAGGTGACTGGAGCGTACCAAATTATGGTGTCCGCCGCAGTTAGGGTAACCCCGTGCGATGCCGCTTGCGGCTGAATCACGAGAACTTTTGGGTTCGGGGTTTCTTGAAATCGTTTAAAAATCTCAGTGCGATTACGCACGGTTACATCGCCGTGAATCACATCGCAGGTTATGTTGACCTTCACCAGATGGCGCTGAAGCAACTCGATCGTGTGACGAAACGGTACGAAGATCAAGACCTTGTGGCTCGACTCGTCAATGACTTCCTCCACCGCTTGTAATCGGTTGGATACATCAAAGTCTACAACCGCCCCACTGTCTGTGTACACCGCGCCACAGGAAATCTGGAGCAGCTTGTTCATGCGTGACGCGGCATTGACTGTGCTGATCTCCTCGCCCGCCGCCTCCATGAGCATCTGGTCTTTCAACTCCTTGTAGTACTTACGCTGTTGTGGGGTGAGGGGCGCAAGTCTGCTGGTGTATGTGACTGCTGGCAAGTCGAGGCATTGGGATTTCTCAAACCGAATGGCTGGCTGTAGCATGTCAAATACGATCTGCTCCGCATTGGGCCGGGGCATCCATCGGTACATGCCAACCTTGAGCATCACAGACTCGCGATAGTCACCCAAGAATGAAGGCGCACGGTTGGGCACACAAAGCTTCGCCAGCCCGTACGCATCCACTGGGGACTGCGCGGCGGGAGTGCCAGTCAGCATCCATAACCAAGTGTTCTGGGTGATGATCTTACGCATTAGCTTCCAGCGTTTGGTCTGCACGTTCTTGTATGCGTTGGCCTCGTCGATCACGACGAGATCAAACATCTTCCCGTCAATAGCCGCCTGTGCAATTGCAGGGAGGCCATCGTAGTTGATGATCACAAATTCAGCCGTGCTGTTGGCAATCCTGTTGCGCTTATCGGCGGAGCCGTAGGCAACATCAACAGAGCGGTGAACCGCAAACTTGAACAGATCGTTCTGCCATGCTGACTGCATGATGGACAGCGGACATACAACCAGTACGCGCTTCACGAGCCCGACGCTCATCAGGTAATCAGCGGCCCATATGACGGAGGCGGTCTTGCCTGTGCCCTGTTCGTTGAAACAAAATGCACGCCCGTTGTTGACCAGAAAATCCGCAGTTGTCTTTTGGTGATCGAATGGCTCGAAGCCCATGGGCCTCGGCCACTTATAGTTTTGGGTGATCATTTTTTCGGTTTGTTCACTTTTATTGTGTGGTCGCTGTTGCGGCTGAACGACCGATTTGCACTGGGCTTCTTCAGCTTCAAGTTGCTCGGTGCGTTTGTGCCACCCTTGGACAGCGGGATGGTGTGGTCGATGTCTTTGCCCGTGCGATCAACGCCCTTGGCATCCATCGCCCGCCTAGCTTTTTGCCGCTCCATTCGTGTAGGTAGCTCGCCCCGCTCCACTTGTTGCTGGTATTCTTTTTTGTATGGGCGTGGTTTGTTGACGTAAGGCATCTTCTTGTTCCTTCATGAGAATAAGGGTGTGGTACAAAACTCTGGACTCTGCCACTAACTGAATCGACAGTTCTTGGGCTTGAAGCATTTCATGGTCCAGAAGATGATTGTGCATCCGACGCAGAAGATTTTCAATCTTCATCATGGGCATTGCGTAGTCAGTTATGTCAGTCATTTGGCCTCCTTCTGACGCCTCTCTTCGATGCTCTTGGCCAGAAAAGCCCGTAACCAGCGCGACCCGCCAATTCGCTTGAACTCTTCTTTCATTGAGGCGGTTACCCGCACAGCAACTTGAATCTGTTTAATCGCAGTTATTTCCGATTTAGGTCTAGGCATTTGATGTTCCTTTTGGAGGTGCGTACTCCCCCTCTGTCGTGTGTTCGGCTAGTCTTTTGTGTAGTCTTGCAATACGCTGTTCGTTGTATGCCACAACTGATCTGGCGTACTCAACCGCGCTTTCAGCTTCTAATTTACGCATGTGCGCTTCGCGTAATTCTTTTGCAATCATCTCGTGGATAGTCCTCGGCTTGAGGATTTCCTTGAGGTATTTAATAGTTGCTTCACGCCAAATCATGATGTCTCCGTTCTACATTTATGTTCATTGGCTTGGGTCTTGTTTTGAAAGTACAAGTTACATTCAGTACACCGCCACACTTCACCGCTTGTCACCTTGGTGCGGTCACCAGACTCCCTGGTCTGCCATGTGCGGACAAGTTCAATCATTTCCTGCCCTGTGCCAAGATTGTGCAAATTGCAATGTTTGAATCGCCGTGCAAAGCGCAGGTGGTAACCATGGGGTCAGCACCATTGCTCACGGCCTTTTCCCATTTGTCAAGTTTGTTCCAAGCTTGGATTGTGAGACACACGATGACCGTCATTAAAAACGCCAACGCCATTCCCCAAGCACACAACCAAAATTTGTTTTCACTGTCCATTTTTCTTCTCCTCAATTTAAAGGTATCAGCCAATTAAAAATGCTTCCGACAACGATGCAGCCGACAAGCCCAACCCCAAAAGCAAAAATAAATTCAAAAAAGTCATTCATATCTTCTCCTCGATGTCTTTCACCAAAATATCAAACCACTCTTGTGTGCTCTTGCCCCTGCCCATGCTGTCCAAGGGCTTGATGGCAGGGCGCAACTCTTTGATGAGCTGTAGGATGCGGTCTTTGTCGCTTTGAATTGGGTGATGTGGCTTACGCATAATCACCTTGTCCGGGTCTGTTGGGTGCTCTTCAAAGTATGCGGCTGTCATATGTTCTTCTCCTTCAAGGTTTTCATAATGGCTCGGGCGTAATCTTCTTCCCATCCAACGCAACTGTTAAACCCGATTACCTTGCTTATAATTGCGCTGACCTCCTCTGCCGTCAGGTCAACCCATGTGCGGGGCGGTGTCCACCCCAATGCCGTAGCAATGCGAATTGCCGCAGATTTGTCAATCACAGGCTCTTGCTCGGTGCGTTGTGTCAATGTTTTCTCTGCTACCAGTTTGGCAAAGGCTTGAAGGTCATCGGCATAAATGCCATCGCAAAATTCTGAATAAAACTCATCTGTCCTGCGTTTTATTCCAGCCTGTCTAGCCATCTCAATGATTTCATCTTGTGTCATGCTTCATCCCTCCATTCCCATCCCAAAAGCAAACGCATGAATGTTCGGTGAACCCAATTTGGTTTTTTCGGCATCATAAAACGCACCTCCTGTGCCGCACTACCGGGCATGAGCCAATAGCCAACACTAGGTGGCGACAAATGAAACTTGTACTCGGTCATGCTTCCCTCGCTTTCAGCATTGCGTCTGCCATGACGTAAGCAAACTCGGCAACCTTGTCGCAGTTTAAATCCACATCGGTTTGGATTGACTCCATGATGGCGGGGTAAAACATTGTGGTTAGCGCCTTTGCCGCAAAGTCATCCTTCAGGGATTGGCGAATCATGTCGTCCAGCCAATCAGTACCGCTATTGGGCACTTTGAGTTTGATGGCCGCATATTGACGCAGGGTCATGCCTGTCATGTCAGTCCTGTGTGGGTTTGGAAATGCTTGTTCGTTGTTCATCGCTTCATCCCCCTCACAAACGCCGCAAAACTTGCCACTGTGTCACGCCCAAACGGCCCGGTAAACCTTGTCTCCAACTCCACAGCCACTTCTTCAAGAGCAAAGTTGCGTTTGCGATTGTTTGCATCATCAATGCCAGCAAAGTCCTGCTCAATCTGGCGCATGATCTGCCGCTTGCGCCAGCCGCTGGTGTGTTCCCATTGGCCCTGCTTCAAAGATAGCTGTTCAAATGCTTCGTCTTCTGGGTCTCTCATGTTCTCTTCTCCTTAAGTAACTCAAGCTGTCTAACAAAGTTGCCCCATTCGGACGCCAAGTCATGTCGTTCTCTGTCGTTTAAATAAGTTTCATGCGTTAGTGCCGTGTTATTTGGATCAATGCGCTTTAACATTGTTTTATAGTGCCTTATCAAAATGTCAATTCGCTCATCTGTTGTGCGCTGTGACCAAGTCATCTGTTCTCCTCAATCCCATGATCTGCCGCTTTGCCCCCCATAGGGGGAAGCGCCCACCGCAATCTAGCCCGTATGATTCGGTAATCAGCGGTGGTTAGCTTGTCTTTTTTGAGCGGCATTATTTCTCTGTCAACAAGATGCTCTAAAAGTGCTTCCCCGCTTACCCCAATCAGTTGCGCGTAGTAAAGAAACAACTTACTTCTAAAGAATCGGACACTGCGAACAGGTTCCGTTTGCAAGTTAGTCGCAGTCTTGCGTTCTTTGCCCGTGGGGGCAACAGTTAAATCCTCCACAGCCTTGGCAATGACCGCCGCCAAAAGTCTTGCACATCCTTGGGTCTGGGCATCAACGTCGGCGCGGGTTGAAACTAAGTCCATCATTTGTCTTTCCTTTCGTTTTCGTCCATCCAAAACCAAATCTCTGAGAGCGCATACAGCACCAGCCCTGCTACGGATACGCACAGTGCGCCCAAGAGAAATACGATCATTACGGTCTCGGTCATCACGCCTCCCCGCACTCGTCAAGCGCCATGTTGGTTAGCTCCCGGACTTTCTCCAAAACATCCTTGGGGTCCGCATCGTGTTTGAAATGACTGCGGACCGCCATCTGGATGTCTATCAGGGCGCTGATAGCTTTACCCCCATAGAGGGCGTGGCGCAAATTGGCCTCGTCCTCCGGGTACGTAAACTCAAGTACGGCTTTCATTCGCTCTCTCGATGGCGCGGTCGATGTACCACTTGGCCTTCTGCAAGTCTTGCAGTCGGTTGCCCTTGTGGTCGGCGCGGGTGATGTACTTCACTGCGTTACCCAAGTGATAACTCAATGCCTTTGCTTCGATGAAGTCGATGGTTTCAATCCCACCCACCTTGTAGTGAACCGGATGATTCACCGGATCAACTTTTGGCTCTTCGGGCTTGACGCACTCAGGGTTGATCGTGTCCAGTACGGACTCGTTGCTTGAGAACAATGCTATCCGTTTGAATTTCCCTGTGAGGGGCTTCGCCTTGAGGGTCTTTTTCTTCTGCATCTCCCTACGCACCATGTACGCAACTTGATACGTGGTGTTGAATTTCTTCGCCACCTCCACAGGTGTGGCGTTTGGGTTGCCGTTGTAATATTGACGCATCAGAGATGCACGAGATACCTTCTTTGCTTTTTTAGCTGTTGCCATTTTTAGCTCCTTCGTTGTGAACACATGAAACAACCGGGCACCACCCCCGGCAGGTGAAATTGGGCTTCGCGTTCCATACTTTGTTCTCGACGGACGACTGCAACTGCCCAACATCTGAAACCCACGGACCCCACAACTCATCTTGTGTGTCCGAGTGGTAATCAGCCTTTACAAAGTCATCAGCGAACAGGAACATCAAGCCCGCTTTGACTTTCTTAACTTGTGGAAAATGCTTGAAGATGGCCAATGACAGCACCTCCAACTGTTTGAGATCGGCGTACTTGCTCGACTTGCCCGTCTTGTAGTCAATGGTCAGCGCCTTGTCGCCCTGCAAGATGATGAGGTCAGCAATGCCGCGCCACCACACACCCTTGTCGAAGAACCCGCACGGCTTGAGGTCAGCGGTCAAGCCCAGCTTGTTCTCACATAGCTTTTCGCCCTGCATATTGCGGATGCTCTCAAGGGCTGGCTCAATCTCTTTGTATTTCTCCGGAATAGGAGTTCCTTTAGATACGTATTCTTCAGCCACCTTATGAATCGTGTTCCCAAAGATGATCGCCTCACTGAGCGGCTCCTTGATGTCCTTCACCACTTTGAGGTGGTAGTACTTCTTAGGGCACTGTTGGTACAGGGACAAACTGCTGTACGACCATGTGATATTCGCCATTAACAATCTCCGTAGTTACGAGCCATGCCTGACTCACAATTTAGGGGCAACCCAACGGCCCAAGCCGGGGGTGTCCGCATGCACTGCTCTATGTAGGCTTGTGCCTCTTGCGCCTCGTCTACCGGTACAACACAGGCTATGGCGTCGTGGACGGTCAGAACTACGCGGTGTCTCTTCTCAATCTGAATCATCTGCTCACCAATGATGCAACGGGCAATGGCTTGGCACAGGTTCTCAGCCACCTTGCCGCCGTATATCCTGTTGACACCCTGCCGGGTCATGTAGGTGAACTCACCATTCGTGGTGCGGCGCAACTCCGGGTAGTTGAGGTGCAGACCATTTGGCAGGGCGATGCCCGTAAAAGGAGACAACTCCATCAACCCAACCTTGTCGACTTCCGCAACCTTGCTGTGAATCATGCTCTCCAGCACTTTATTCAGGTGGTTCCACCACGCAGAGATACGGACATTGGATGCGCGGTATCTGCGGATGATGAACTTGCAGGTGTCTAGGTCCAAGTCCTTGCCCATGTTCTTCAACTGCATCTGGAACTTGACCGCCCCCATCCCGTACCCCGCGCCCAAAACTGTGGTTTTACCGATGAACCGCTGTTCAGGAGTCACCGAGTCTTCGTTAAGAACCCCGTAGATGACTCTGGCCATGTACGAATACACATCTTCTTTGCGGGCAAACAACTCAAGAACCTGACGTTCCCCGGCCAGCCACGCCAAGACACGGGCCTCAATCTGGGACGAGTCACAGTCGATGATGACATGCCCGCGAGAGGC